CGGTGGTATCAGCACAGGCAATCTGCCAGTTACCGACAGAGCTGGTGACCGTCTCCCGCTGGGTAACCTGACCCTGCGTCCACGTGTTGGCTGTCGCGAGCGGCCCGTAGCCCGCTGCGGCAATGCCGCCCAGCTGTGTGGCATTGGTTGCTGTGGTCGCCAGCGTGGCATTACCAGCCAGCTCCACTCCAGCTGCCACGATGTCCGTGCCGTTGCTGTAGCAGTAGTAGGCAGAGCCATTTGGAATGGTGACGCCTGTCTGACCTGAGACCTTCAGCGTTACATCGTGACCGCCCGTGACGTTGTTGGCGCAGAGGTAGACCTGTGAAGTCGTGGGCGCGATGACATCACGCGCCGCCCCCGGTGCGCCGTTCACATTGAGGATCATCATGCGATAGTGGGGATCGTTGTCCTGACCGGCGTCTACGTTGAGCGTGACGTTGCCAGTCGTGACATTGACATCCGCCGTGCCCGCAATCGCGTCTTCGAGTAGCTCCAGTGCGCTGACGTTGAGGATCGATCCCCATGTGTCCGGGTTCTCATCCAGCGCCTGTAGCGTCATCAGGATGAATGGACTTGTTGTGGACATTTATCTACCTCTGGTTGGTGGGCACTGCTGGCACTTCAAGCGGTGTCAGGTTGTACCGTTGGTTTAAGAGTTCATAGGTTTCCCGTTTGGCGAGCGGCAGAGCCGCGACGTATTGTTCAGCCCACATCGGCGCACGGTCATCCGCTTTCAGGAAGCCCTCTGCCTCAGCCAGACACGCCTTGAAGAGCATGTCGTCCTGATGCAAGGACAGCCACGTTGTCGTGTTGCCTGCCGATAGTCGCGTTGGACGAGTCACCCCACGAGCATTCAGGGTGTAAATTGCGTCAGGGATCGGAGATAGAAGCCAATCCGTCTCAGTCGTCTCAGCGTAGTATTTAGGTGCAGCGGTTGCCCCTATCGTCTGATGATCCCTGACGAAATCGGTTGAACGCAGTTCGAGGTAAGTGCGCACGCCTGCGTTGTCGTAATAGATCGATTGCCACGTCACCAGCTCGGTGTCAGTGACTGGCTTGGTGACCGTCTCCTGCGAGATGACTGTCGCTGCCGTGTCCTCACTGGTGAAGATCGACAGGTCAAGATCACGCCACAGGCGCATCTCACCAAGGTTGATGACCTCATCGATGGAGCCGACGAACTCAGCGTCATCGTCTTCCATCCAGTCTTGCAAGTTCTGCGATAGCTCTGCGTATGTCTTGTTGCTCATGACTCTCCCAGATGAAAGTTATTGCCTACCGTTGCCGTGCCGACGAACGGCGAGGTGAAGGGCAGGAAGAACACCGGGGTTGCGTCATGCGCACTGGCGTAGCCTTCAACAATGCGCGACACAAAGAAGCCACCACCGTCCAGCTCGATGAAGAGCCACTCGTTCCACGGCTCCAGCAGGACCGCATTCACAAACGCGATGCTGGTCTCGCCACCGGTCAGCGTTGCGTTGATCTGACCGGCGACCGGGGCCGTGGTGGTGGTGGGCGTCGTGCCACCATCGAGGTTCTCCGGGTCACCGTAACCCGGCTCGATGCTGATCTCAGGGGCTGGCCTGCGCAGCGCTATCGGGTCGGTGATGGTGACGGGTATCTCTTGCGGGTGCTTCGGCTCCCACCAGTCAGGATGCACAAGAAGACCGGGCACGTGGCCATCCTCGACCAAGTGCCGGTAGGGCATCTTCTGGCCTGAGCGTTGACACTCCGCGACAGCGTGCCGTCCTTTGGCGTACCTACGGGTCATCGATACCTACCTGCGCTCCCCCTGCGTCTACTTGATCCAGATGCTGGCACGATGCGCACGTCACCGCGCTCGCGCACGTAGTTCTGCGCCTTGCGTAGCGCCATGCCTGCCTTGATCCACAGCTTCTCCTCCAGCTCTGGCGGCGCATACTTCTCACCCATGCGTGCTGCCAGCCCGTAGGCAAAGGCATCGTACATGTAGTACGGGATGTCGGCGTTGTCTGCTGCTGTCACAGAGTCCTCGAACTTCCTCACCGCGTCGAACACGATGACATCGGTCGAGTTCTCTGGCACAGGCCAGAACGTCAGCACCAGCTGGTCACGCTGCTTGTCCACGAAGACACGATCAGGTCGCCCCTCGATGCTCTTCTCTGGGATGTTCAGGTAGTCAGCCCGTGACCACCAGATGACAGGTGTGTCTACGCCGCTACGGCGCAGCACCATGTTGAGCATGTCCAGCGTGTTGCTGCTGGTGTTCGGAAGAACGGGAATGTTGAAGTCCACGCCCGCCGTGTACACCGCCTGACCCTGCACCGTGGTGAATGAGTCCTGCTCAATGCGGAAGTCGTGATAATCCTCAGTCGCCCAGTCAGCCAGCATGAACCGCATGGAGCGCCGCGCCGACGTAATGTGACGCGAAGTGATCTTCGCCGGGTCTATCCGACAGCGCTCCAGCGCTTCATCGACCATCTCAGCGAGATCGGGATTGAAAAGCCAAGTCCCTGATGTCGCCATGGTCTATCCTTGCGTGATGTAGTAGCTAACCGAACCCGTACCAACCGTGATGTTGATGCGAATAGCAAACACTGGGAACTGCAACTGACCATTGGCATCAGCTGAGCCACTGGCAATGAGGTTCACCCAGTCTGCGCTTGCAGGAGCAACATACCGTGGTGAGTCGTCAGGCTGGACTACATTGACTGCCGCCAACGCTGTCGCGTCGTACAGGATGTTCATGTTGGTCCAGTCCACCGTGTACGTCACAGTACCGTTGACGCTGGTCTGTATGTTTACGGTGTCCTCGAACGACTCAACAACAATGTACGTAGCACCAGTGCCATCGGCTGTCTGGCCTGTAATTGGACGTTTACGGGCGTGTCCCATAGGTCACCCCCTAGTCGTTTACTTTGCCATCATCATCGAATGTGTACGTGATGAACAGGTCAAACGTGCCACCCGTGGAGTTCGTGCCACCACCGTCACTGACCGTCACTTCGGCAGTCTCGGTCAACACTGTGCCAAGCAGCGTGCCAGCAGTCGCGTCACCAAGAGCGGTGTTCGAGTTTGATTCCACGCCGACGCCATCTGCAAGCGCTACGTCATCCGGCGTCGATAGCTCAAGGCCAACGTCCAGCAACGGCGTTGTGCCGCCAGTGCCTTGACCAAGAACCTCAACGCGCAATGGAATAGCACCCACTGGCATGAACTTGCCAGTCAGCAAGCCAGCGCCAGCAAGCGTTGCATCCACGCCACGAATAGCCAATGTCACCGGCAAAACGGCAGGTGACGGTCCTGTTGAGCTGCTGGAGTTGGTTGCATTTGCACCATGCGCACGCCAGTAGCCTTTCGTTGTACTTCTCTTACCCATCTGTCTGTCTCCAGTCTCTTTCGAGTCGTCAGGGTTAAGACCGAAATGCGGTGGGCTTTACGGACCCCCAGATTTTGCTGGGGAACCCCCTTTCGGTAGGCTAAGCAATCCTGCCCACCGCACTCGGTCAAGCCGATTACGTCGTACCGGAACTCGCGAATGCTCCACGATAGTCCGACCAGCCGAAGCTGTAACGCTCACGAGCCTTGTAGCGCATGTTGCCCGTCTCGAAGTCGCCTTCGAGGCCGCGCTGGATGTTCTTGCGAACCATGTGCTTCAGGCCATCGGGGCAGTCCGTAATCAAGTACCACGCATTGGCATCAGTGAGCCTGTGGTTCTTGTGGACGCCACCGGGGAGCATTCCCATGCTCTTCATGGCGTTGATGTCGTTGTCTGCCGTGCCCGGACGGTACGGAGACATCGTGAGCCTTTCGGCCACGAACATCAGATCGGGTGGAACAATCAGGCGATTCGCCCGTACCGCGATGGGGAGCGACCGCTCGTCAACGAACTTCGAGATAGCGATGAACGCTTCCTCAAGACTCGTCTCGGAGAGATCGGCCTGCGTCGCGAACGTGTTCGACTGCGTGCCGCCACCGTAGAGCGGATGCGCCGTGCTGAACAGCTCGACACCATCACCGCCCGGAAAGGCGGAGTTGAAGCCGTTGTTCAGAATGGCAGCACCTTTGACTTCCTTGGTGTGCTGCATCGAACGTGCGAGTGCCTTCGAGTACTTGGAACCGATGGAGCCGTAGAGGTTGTCCTCTTCAGCCTCTTCCGTCAGCGAGAAGGCAAGCGCAATCGTCTCATGGACGTACCTTGAGATGAACGCCTCACCACCGCTGTCGTAAGTCACCGGAGCGCCTTCCGGCTTGACAGGCGCACCTGCCAGACCAGCCAGCAGCACGTCTTCCTCATACGCCTTCTGAGAGTTCTCAACAGCGAAGATTGGACGCCACTCCTGTTCGTAGCGCTTGTATTCCAGTCCGAATACAGTGTTTAGCCCTTCCTGCAACTGCTTGCGGAAACGGGCGCGATTCATGATAGCCATTACTTAACTCCCGTTAGATCAAGCGTCCCAGACATAGTATTCGCCTTCAGCGATTGCCACGTTCACGCGAGCGTTAGCCGTGAGCGGATCGCTTTGGTAAATACCATCGGGGCCAGCTGCAAAACCAAGCAGCTTGAGTTGAAGAATGGTCGCGGCTGCTGATGTAGCGTTCACTTCCATTCCAGAAATTCCATTGGCCGCATTGCCTGCGACTGTCTGGATCGTATCGGCGTAACCGAAGACCTCATCCTGCGTGATGATTCCATCCAGTTGTGCCGTGTACACGATGTTGTGATCCGT